TCGCTTCGGTTAGCCGCAAAGCGGGCCTACGCTTGCACCTTACGGGTACCACTCGTCAGCGTCCGCTGCGGCAAGGGTCTGTCTCCAGATTGGCCTTATGCTATTTCTAGTCGTTTTCTTACAACAATGCAATAGGCAAAAAAAGCCCCCCGGTTTTTAGGCCGGGGGGTGTTCAAGCCCCGGAGGAGTACGGGGAGGAGGTATTAAGAAAAATGTTGCTGGAACATCTTTTCAACCTTGGCTCGGTATGCCGGATCGGTTTGATACTTTGGATCGCCAACCATTTGATACAGCTCGTCCTTGCTGGCAGCGCCTTCGACCGGAACCGACTGGGTCGGGATCTTGATGTTCTCGTATGATTCCCTGAGCTTTAGCATCATTTTAAGGCCTTTTGCGGTTCCAGCGGCGTACTTAAATTCCTCAAAGTCGTCCTTTGAGAAGATACCCTTACGGACTAACCCTGATGCCCAGTCGGTCGCAGAGCGGATCATGGCGTCGGCATTTGGCCCAAGGGCGCGCCTTTCCTGCTCAACGCTCATTCTCTCTTGCTGGACTGATTCACCTTGCATTGCAACAACGGCGCCGACAAGACTGTCTAAGGCTGCCTGGCTTACGCCGTATTCCTGCGCCCATGACATCACATGACTTCTGATGGGGTCATCATCTGGTGTGTCACCAAATGCGGATGTGTCGTATTTGCCGTCTGCCGGAGGCTTGTGCTTGCCCTGGCTGATCTGCTTGCGCAGATCCATCCAAGACTTGGCAATTCCCTCTAGGTCAGGTGATGAGTCGTCCTTTTTCCAAAAGTTCTCTGGCCACCAGTCTGGCCGCTCTAGCGGGCCGTCGTCTTCCTCTTGTGGCTGGAGATGGGACATCTCCTGTTTTGCTACGGTTTCCTGCTGGCCTTCCTCGGCTATTGTTGCACCGTCGAGTAGGCCAGCTTCTTGGCTTTCGCCTTGAGCGCTGGGCTCTTGTGCTTGGGTTTCCATTACAGGTTCCTTGCTTTGATTAGCCGCATCATAAGGTCACGGACTACGCTGTTCTGTCCCTCGCGGTAGAACGCATAGCTCGCGTCAGAGCCGGGCACGGCGACCGGCTGTGAGAGGTAGGCTTCGTCCAGCCAAGCCATTAGTTTTTGGCCGTCCTCGGAACCAAACAACCGAAGACAGAGTTTGTTAAGATCGTCTGTCTTGGTGCTTGGCTCTCTTATGTCTGATGGTACGGCTTCTAGGTCTTCCCAGCCGCCAGCCATCAGACCATCCTTCCGACTACCTGTGCCGCCAGCTCAGGGTTTTCCTCAGCTGCCTGGGCGGCCAGGGCTTGTCCTTGTTGTTTCATAAATTCCCTCTCCTCTGGTGTGTTGCGTACACGCTGCGGGATGCCAAGTTTCTCGGCGATAAAGTCCAGCATTTCGCCGGTCTTGATTGCCATCTGCCCCTCCGGCCCGGCGCCTGCGGCGATCTGGGCGTATTGCAGGATGTTGTTGACCTCTTCCATGCTCTGGGCCATAGCCAGCGGAGCCACGGCTGATACCCGGACTTCTAAACCATTGACGCGAAGCGGAAGGTCGATCAGACCGCGGTCATCCATGACTTGCAAGATTTTGGATACCAGCGGAATCATGGTTTCGTTAATCAAACGGCCAAAGGCAGAGCCAAGGTTCTGGCTCAATTCCTTCATGCGTTCTACGACTTCTGTCGCAGAGCGCGCAGACATATTGTCTGGAGGGAGGCTTTCGTCGAGAAGAATCCGTTTGATGTTTTGCCGTAAGTCGTTGATGACGATCTGCGATACGTTGAAATCACCAGCACGTGGAAGCGGCCGCAATGATTCACCCTGCGGGCCTCCGTTGCGAGCGACCGGAATAATCGCTCCAGGGACGATCTTGATCGTATTGGGATTGAGTACGCCGTCGTCTGCTGCCGTAAAGACACCAGCAATAGCAAGGCTGGCATTTTTAAGAAGAAGCTCAAGCGTTTTATTGAGCGTCTTGATATCCGGAAGCGCTGTGATAAGCGGGCCGCGTCCATAGATCTCCCCAGCTACTTTCATGTACCGGCTGACCACCCAAGGGCTGATCTTCATCTTGCGGTAGACCAGCTCGGACTTGGAGTCCTTGTGGATCACATAGTACGAATAGTCGCCGCGCTTCTGATCCAGGATCGTCGCCTCAATGAGCTCGATATCCTCGGTCGGCTTGTCCCGGATCTTGCGGGCTAGTGCGTCGTCAATGTTGGCATCTGGCCATTGACGCTGGATTGACTCACCCTTGATCCGCATACGGCGATACACATTGTCCACTTGGCCATTGGCGCCCTCTTCAAACGCCACTAGGTACTGCGGCACCGGAATGAAGTTGATCGGGTTGATGCCGTCGCCAGGCTGAACCATCATAACGGCTGTGCCGACAGACAGGTCTAGCAAGAACTCGCCCATCGCAATGTCAAAGTTTGACTGCTTGATGGTGGCAAAGAGCTTTTCTGTATACACATCTAATGCGCCCTGGGCCTCAGCTGCGCGGTCGGGAGGAATATCCGGGCCCGGCTCTAGGCGACACCATTTGCGCTGCGGCGGGAAGATCCCGGATTGCAAGCGATTGGCAAAGCGCTGGACAGAGTTGATTGCGGTCGAGTCAAAGACTCGGTTCATCTTCTTGGCGCCGCCAACCTTGCCTTCCCAGTATCCGTCATACAGATTCCGTTGCGGGAGCGCAAACTCGTATGCGTCTTCGTATAGGTCGCGGAAATCGTCCTTCTTGCGCAGCGCCAGGTCGTGGCGTTTGAGGACGTCTTCAGCCTTTAGTTTTTCTGCCATTGCTAGTCCTTTTTGTGCTTGGCTGCGAAGGCGCGCGCCGCTTCTTTACTGCCGAAACCCCACGCTTTGAGGGCGAGCTTGAGGCGGGTGGGCCTTCCTTTTTCGTCTGTGAGAGGCCCAGCCATGCCGCCAAATCGCGCAGCAAAGCTAACACGCCGCGGGTTCGTGCCAGACTTAACTGGCTCCCTGAGGTTGCCGCCTTCTTTGCTTTCAAAGTATTTCCTTCCGGCTTCATTCAAGCCTCCCGATGGGTTTTGGTGTTTTTTCAGAGTCATTCGTACCACTCGATTCGCAGTTCGGCAGCGTGATTTTGAGAATTGGTATTTGTGATCCGAAACAGATATGTCGTCAAAGGTTTCATGACGTACTCAAATGTAAAGTTCTCACCACCAACGCCAGTACCGCCAGCTCCGCTTGAAATAAATTCGCCGTAAATTTCTGTGCCGGTTGCCGTTACGGTCGGTGCATACACGGCCGCAGCAGTAGATGCTGTATTCAGATTGCGATTCCGTCTGTGGATAGTTTGTGCCGTTCCGCCGCTGGTTGTCGGCGACTCGTATAAATAAAACTCAGACTCTCCGCCGGTCTGGAAGATGGCAATCAAATGAGCCAGCACACCGGCCGGCCAGGCAATTGCAATGTCTAAATTGGCATTGACAGCAAGACCAGCTGATGACGGCAGGAACTTGTATGTGTAATAAGCGCGACCTTCGTGCAATCGCAAATGATTGACGTCGATCACGGGCATAGGATCAGACGAGCCAGCTACCCGCTGAGCTTCATCCTTGTCCATAAACGTCGGAGTCACATTGCGTGACTTCGTGTTCATGGATTCCCTGTTTACAAACTGCGTTGCCATTATGTACTTTTACCTTTTGTCACTATGCAAGTTCCGTAGAACACCGGAACCTTTGCCTCGTCCAAAGCCTTCATGGCCTGGATCAAGGATTTCTCGCACTCAAGCGGCCTGGTTGTTTCCGCAACCCAAAACTTGCAATCGTTCTCAGCAGCACAGAAGAAAACGATTGCAATCCAGGTCATTTCTGTGCCGCCCTCATGTTATCCACAAGGTTCGGGTATGGCCGGCCAGCCTTCTTTGCCATCTGCTTGGCGGCCGCCTTTTGCATCGGCGTGAGCTTTTCCGGCTTGCCTAGATCCTTTGGCCGGGGCTTATCCCAGACTTCTTTCATTTTTTCATTCCTTTGAGCGCCATCTTGTACTCAATGTTGTCTTCTTCAAAGTCTGCGGCGGTCTCC